TCGTTTGATGTACAGGTCTTCCATCAATACAGATAGAAATGATTTTGTATCCTTCGAAAACAATTGACCATTCGGAGTTAATACCAATTCATTCTCTAATAAGAAATCCGTATTAAAATTCTGATCCAATAAATTACTGACATTTACATTCGAAAGGTCAAAATTGTGATCCTTCAAATGAGTATCCATTCCCATGTTAAACTGGCGTATCAGACTCGGATATAGTGATGCTAAATCGAATGACATGATCCATTCATGCTTACCTAAGATCGGTTCTTTAACATATGCACCTTCAATCATTTCTGTTTTACTTGAATGTGCCTTCGGCGGAATAATATATCCTTTATGGCGCAGATAATTATAAATCAGAACATCCCAAGTTTTTACCGGAGATGTCACATCATTGAAATTAATTTTTGCATAATAGGCAACCGTGATTACGATATCGATAAATTTATTTTTATCATCGATTTTTTGTACCAACTCAACATCTCGAATATTATAATCGAAATATTTTTGTTTATCGGTGACATATAAATTGTGAAGTGAACCAGCCTCTTCATAAGATAATTTCCTTTCACCCAACTCAACATAAGCAATGTGATCTAATGAATAACTTTCTTGATCCGTGTAAGTATATTTTTTGTACAGATCAATATAATCGAGATTGGCAATACCGAGAATCGTATATTGTGTTTGTGGTTGATTGAATTTGAAAACCTGCTTATCACGGATTATATTCCATGGTGATAGTTTTCTGGCAGTTTTTTCATCGAACAACTTCACAAGACGATTGTATAGATACGGAATATCAAAACCATCAATATTCCAACCTGTAACGATATCGGGATAGGCGATTGACCAAAATTTCAAAAATGTTTCCAGTAACTTTTTTTCATCCGTAAACATTAACGCTTTAACATCATCACGAGAGATTTCATATTCATCACCCAAACCGAAAAGATAATAAGTTTGATTGATTGAGTTATATATAGTGATTGCGGTAACTGGATGATCTGCATTTGCGGGATTTGGAAATTCTTCCGCATACACCTCGATATCAATATTGTATACACGAATTTTTGAAGTATCGAATTCTATATCATCTTGATAATTATCACTGATAAATTGATAAACATAATTGTCCATCCCGTAAACATTATCGAATGATTTTAGAAATTCCCGACCTTCAACAATTGACTTTTTGGATATTTCAGTCAATGGTGTACCATCAAAACAATAATGAGTTGTCTTTGATTCTGATGCTGATTTTATATAATGCTTCGGTGCGAAAGGTACTCGACGCGTAACATGTTTACCCCGTTCAATTCCACGGTATAAAATTTTTCCGGATGCCTGAGCAATATTTGTATAATGCATTATCGTAATAGGGTTAAGTTAATTGTTTTATTTTTCAAATCTTCCAACGATCCATTATTATGAATGGTATAATCTCCCACATTTTTTTGAATACCCATTTCAGATAAATGAGATGTTGCGGTTTCGGTTAGTGATGATTTTTTTTCTCGTTCAACATGTATAATCGATCCACCATTAGAACGAATCCATTCAGCCTCATTATCAAATCGAATGTCGGGAATAACAAGTGCAATATCATCCGGCATTTTATTGAGTGTTAGTTGTGCTCGACGAATCCAGATGTCATTAAAAAATAATTCCCTACCACCTTGTGTACCCATTTTTTGAAGCATCTCACGATAACTGATACCCCAAAATGAATCAATCATTTCTTTATCATCGGAATAAAAAATATCAAGATCGACACCAAACATTTCACTAGCAGCACGCTTCAGCGGATCAGCAAAACTATATCTCATACCACAAATATTTTTTCGATCCATCGCCTCAATTAAAAAAGAAGCGACTGTATCTTTTCCCGAACGCGCAGCACCTGCAATACCAATAAGACCTTTCATACAATATAATACCTAAATAAATTTTTAAAGTATTATATTGATTTGATTTTTATATGTCTAATTCCTGTTATTATTTTGGTTTAAAACAATGTTTAGGTGGTGCAGCAAAAAAACGAATCGGTATCCGCGTTTTATTACTTTCATCTTCAATTTTTCTGGTGAATACTATTTCACACTCAGACGCAGATTGACATTGGGAAAAAAATTGACAAAAGGTTTTCCCCATTACACATATTTCGGCATTAATGTGAACTTGCATCGATCACAATTTTCCTATGTATGTCAATAATAACATTATCAAAAAATGCTTTATTGACTTTTTCGGGATAATCTGATTTTTCGGATAATTCCTCGACTTCATCAACCAAAGCTTCTAATACCGATTTAACATCAATATAAGGATGAACACCGGCTTTAACTTCGCGCAGATATTCGCTCTCATTTAATGGATATATAAATGCACCTTTTTGATAAATTGCTCTTGCTTGATAGCCAGCACGTAAGGCATGGCTAACAGCTTTCCAATCCACACCTTCATTATTTTTAGCCATTTTTGCACGTTCGCCATAATTATCGTATATCTTATTCAACCTATCGATAACATATGGCAAATAATTCGTCAATTGAAATTTTCTACCACACACCTCATAAAATTTTTGGTGATGGGGAATTTCTGTTTCAATTAATTTAGTATGTTCACCCAAAGGTAACCGTTCCTGAATATCCTGTAACGTAGCATTAGGATTATGTACAGCCACGTCCGAAATAACACGCATAGCTTCTTCTAAAGCCGCAAGGCGCGAACCTTTCACTGAATATTTCGCCGCCTGCTTTCGAACATACCCAATATATGCCTTCATACTTTTTGTGTAGAAATAATTTTTATTCAATTGAATAAAATCCCAAATCCACAAATTACTGGTAGACACATCAATATTATGATCCCGACTGTGTAGCATATCTAATGCAACGGTTTCACCTTTACACGCAAGTTCAATAAATCGCTGTAAGGAAAAATATTCCGTATCAACATCATCAGATGTATTTTTAGAACCGTCATTACCTGTCGATTTGGAAATATGAAATGATGTATTACCGAGTAAGATATCTCGTGCTGTCGGTAACACAATACCTTTATAGTCGCGATCTGACTGAGGTGTATCCAGTCCATATAAATGCGAACCAAATTCTAACTTAACCACTAATGGTTTATTGTCAATTTCAATCATTTCCACTTACTCCAAAATGCTCACAAAATTTTTCATGGGAATCAAAACGTTTTTTCATGCGCTCTAACGTTATTTCTGGAACGCCATGAATAGAACCGAAATTTTCAGTTAATGTGATAACTTCCGTTTCATAAACGATATCAAAAAAATCAAAATATATTTCAGCTTCCCATATCTGAGTAAATGTATTTGAAACGATGATATCTTTACCTGCCTGATATAATCTTCGAAATTCATTTTGACACCATTTATGTGCAGCCTGAAGTTTAGATGGATCAAACTTGTACTCACCACCCTGTTCAAAATACATATCCGATTCAATATGCACAGCACCCGTTTCATCGGCTAACTTTTTAGCATAAGTAGATTTACCGGAACCCGGTAATCCACGAACAATTGTCATTAATGGCATAATATAATATTCCCATCAGTTTTAAATACTGGTGCCATCCTTCGATGAAAACTATAATAAAGGACACCGTTCATACATATTGTATTCTCTCTGATTGGTTTTCCATCTATGACATATCCAGAATCACGATCACACCCGATCATGAAAAACGATACTAATACGAGCAATGAGATTTTCATCACCATTTACCTCAATTATATGCAAAATATATTATAGAAAACGGTATTGCCAAAACAACAACCACAATTATAAATTCAAACCAATCAAACTTTACATTCCGTTTCACCGTACACTACCATCATGATGATTATGTTTAATATCAACTTTCCATTCCAATATTTCATCTAAAGGAATTAGTCGATTATGAGCATCCCACCCAACATCAAAACGATTCGCTTTATCGTGCATACCTTCCGGCTTATCACCGTGTAAGTGACCATGCAAATGAATCATTCCATATTGTCCCATATTCCAATACTCAATTGGATAATGACACATCACAATTTTATTTTTACGATATCCCAGTTCATAATAATCTCGAATCCATTCGAAATAATTTTCATAAGGAAAATTCTTATATCGATCATGATTTCCACGAATGAGATATTTCTTCCCATTTGCGTTTTCAAGAAAATGAATACCAGCCACACGATCTGACATAAAAATATCACCCAAATGGTAAACTTCATCATCCGGTGAAACTTGTTGATTCCACGTTTTTAAAATAAAATCATTCATATCAGCAACAGACGCAAATGGTCTGGTACGTGGACAATATTTTAATATATTAATGTGACCGATATGTGTGTCACTTGTTACGAATTTAGACATATTAGAATTATATCGAATTAAATATTATAAATCAAGCATTAAATAAAATCCATTTAGGATTATCATCAATCCAGACATTAGGAATAATGTTCTGTTCGAGAAGAAATTCCTGCTTCGCCTTTCGCCCAGTAAAATAAATGGATGATACCTTGTTGTCTAGATTTTTATGAACAATATCCCCTTCGCGATTGTCATAACGCATAGTTACACATATCACGGTATGTCCCGACAATTTAGCCAATACAATGAATTGATCCCACATTGCAGGATCAACCGTATATGTATAATCGTAATCTAATGCGATAATCACAAAGTTTTCTTGAATGCTGTCGTTGCCACCGGAAATAAATTTTCTAAAACTTCAAGAATTGATTCCGCGTACACACGTATTTCATATTGTGCATGTGGATGTAAACGTTCCCCTAAAAATCTAAACCAGTTGTGTAAATTCGCAGTCGCGAACATATGCGAATATGTACCGACTGGAAGAACGGATCGAGCCAACTCGCGAGGACATCCAACTTCTATTAAACCACGATATGCACGAAACGCTAGTTCGTTTTGATCTTTAATTATCTTCTGTATATCTGCTGCGCATGGATGCTGTTCAGTCGTTCGCATCTGTTTGTTATCGGTAGACTGTGTAGTGATCTGATCCAATTCAGGTACATAGAACTCTTCAGGTAGCTCTCTATATCGCGCCGACAATTCATTGTAGCTTTGCGTGCGATGACGATGCCATTGTCTGAAGACGAATATAGGAGCCTTCACTTCGAATGTAACCGATACGGATTCGAAAGGTGTATTGTGACCGTTATTCATCAGATAATTAATAAGACCTTCATCACTTTTACCATCTATTCCGGTACGCCACACTGCATCATAAGATACTCTTGCATTACGGACTATTGATAAATCCGTACCCATATGATCAACGCATCGAAGTAGTCCGTGATCTAATATTTTCTTTTCGTATTGCATTGCAAATTATCCAGAATATGTTGAAGTTAATGATTTGAACATAGAAGTCCATTGCCAATCATCCATCACCCATTGTTTGAATTGATCATGAGTAATTTCGATTTCTTCACGAACTTCCATTTCAATCATTTTGATAATTTTATCGTATTCCGAAAGAAAACTTTGGGGTAAAGGAAAATCAACAGATTCTGGAATATCTACATGATTGACAAGATCATAATGTAATGATCTTAATGTTTCCTCTATCACGAGAAGTCGATCATCAAGAGCTTTGGTGTATTCTTTACTATGAATTTCTCGATTTTTTATAACAGTATCAAGCAATTCATTTCTTTTAATTCTAACGTAATGCATTATCAATCCTCAAATTTTAATTTAACGCAGTTTTTTTCTTTAAACGATGTCCACCATAATTTCAAGACTGATGGTGGCTTTGGCGTCTTTGGAGGATTTTTGGAATCATTTAGAAGTTTTTTCCATCTATATTCTTTATATCTACCCCAAATAACTGAACATCCCCAGACTATCATAGCAACGATTTCGGTTATCAGAATGATTTGCCAAAAATCTGTAACTGGAGCGTAAAAATCCCAATACAAGCCGGATATTAGTGTCAAATATGGAGTTAGTGCGAAAAAAGCAATGACCCCACCAAAGACACCAATAACAATTAAAAATATTGATAAGAACAACAGTTCCCGCATATAGCTACAAATATTGTCTGGGACCGAATGATCAGTCCATTTGTGCAATATTTGATAATGACCAGATTTTTTATTTACTGAAAACGTTTTCATATTTAGCCCTTAATTTATATGCTTTTTTTATATCTTGATAATACAGTCGTAAACACTGTGTCATTTTAATCGGGCTATCCAGTGATTTTCTTTCATATTGTGTTTCAATAGGAAATCGATCATTGATAGTGCCTTTAGCTACCTTTCGTATGAATTTTGCTTTTTTGTTTCTCATCCAATTTTTCCAAAAATGTTATAGCATCTGCTAATTTATTAGTACGTTTTTTAATCGATTCGATTAAAAGCTTAAACAACAGATCATACTCGGATGATTCGAATTTATCAAATTTCAACGATTGCATAATAATATGAAAATATTCATGCTGGTTATAATCAATAGCAAAATTCCTTTTATTAAATTCATACTCAAAATCAAACACATCATATAATTTTCGAGCTTCTTCCATCGCATGATTGACATATGAATTTACTAATTCAACTGCGCGAACAATGAAATCTCGCTTCTCACCCGCACCCAATTGTGAAAGTACATCATCAATATTACCATCGAGAATAGTTTCAATTAATAAATTACTTCGAATTGTTTGATCACCAATTAAACCGTGTAGTGAGAGATACCAATCAGTTTTCAGTTTGGCCTTATGTCCATCATCAAATGTAATTACCCAACCTTCAATATCAGTCGCTTCTTTAGCATGACTCATCAATTGCACCACACTGTAAATGTGATCAGTAAAATCGATATACCGTACTACTGAAACATTGCGAAAATTATCTAACACAAAATCCAGAGGAATATACTTTCCGGTAGTTTGTTCACGCACTTTCAACAATATTAAATCCGTATTGTCATATGACAAAACAATTTGATTGTGTGGAGAAACCAACTCAAATATAAAAGTTAAATGTGGATTGTTTTCAACCATTTCACGCAGATCAGTATTAGCCTGATAAATTTCAGATGCCATTTTTGCTTGTGTAGATTCAAACGACATTTTTGATTTCGGGTAAAACTTACCATCGGGAAATTGAATAAATTGAATCATCGACCCATCGGCTTTGTCTTCGATAGCTGCAATGCATTTTTCCTCCAATTCTTCAAGCATCCAACCGGGAGTTTGATTAACGTTGAAAAATTTATCCATCGCCAGATGTCGTATCCAATTCTCACCATCAAAAATGAAAGTCAATCCACGAAGTTCGAAAGCATCATGATTTATAAAATCTGTGTATGAGGCCAGACGATAATTATACATCTCAACTTTATATCCATTAACCTCACGCTCAGCAACAAAAAATGCTTCTGTAGATTTAACAATTTCCTGACATCGCTCACGCGTTAAATTATCCATACTATTTCCCCAAATCGTAACTTATTCGATGACTTAAATAAATCATCATATATGCCAGATGAAATATTGCTGTAAGTAAAAATTCAAAATAAACGAATGAAAATATAATCAATAAATCCGCACTAATTTCATGGACATAACTCGGTAATTCACCTACGTCATTAAATAAATTTTTCCATTCTTTCCTAGTTAACACCACTGATGCTATTGCAATCGATCCAAACGTGACCCATGTAACTATCATCGATAGATATATAAATTCCGATTTACCATCGAACGCATAGTAAATGATTGGGATAAGGTAAAAAACAACATTCAACAATATCCATTTTTTAATATTACTCATCATTTAGAATCCCGAAAAAGATCGTTCTGGCTTTAGTAGAAACAACTTTACCAATATCTTTTTTCTCAATTGAATTGGCTTCCATTGTATCATATTCTTCCTTAATAATATCATTAAAAACCCAACGGATAACATCACCCGTTTGTTTTTCTGACTTCGCATCCACTTCCACCATTGCCTGTTTGACCCTATTTTCAGTTACCACAGAATCGACAAAACTTGAAATTTTGTTTTTTTCCGCGATTTGTTCTGGTGTAAGGGGAATTAAAGTTTTAACTTTACTCACGGAATGCTTTTCACCTTTCACCTTAAATCGCATCTGTGAACGTGACAATTTTTCAGGCACATAGATAGGAGTCCACACAACTCCTTCACCAATTCCTTTTTGTCCGAAAAAGTTTGCAACAGGACATTCATTTTCGACTTCTTGCGTAATAGCTGTCATGTTCTCAACATATTGTTCCGGATTGTTGAAATCAATATTTAAATTGAAAAACGGAAACTGTGTAGAACAATAAATATTTTCATCATTGTAATCTTTAAATGAAATTCGGAATTCATCCACAATATCTTCGAAAATATTTGTGCTATGTCCATCGGCATCAATACAAACGGCATCAAAAATAACGAACATTTTTTCAATT